GGGTAAATGGTATTTGGTTAAAAAGAAATATTTACATATACAATAAAACAAAAAGGATGACAAATTTAAATGTAATGCTACTCGCAGCAGGTGACCCAAAACAGGGCGGTTCAATTCAGTTGATTTTAATGGGCGGTATCATATTCGTATTTTGGTTCTTCATGATTAGACCACAGGCTAAGAAAGCGAAAGAACAAAAACAATTTATTGATGACTTACAAAAGGGGGCTAAGATTGTTACGAATTCTGGTATACACGCATCAATCTATAAGATTAATGAAGATGGAACTTTACAGATTGAAGTTAACCCTGGTAGCTATTTGAAAATTGAAAAGAGTGCCATTAGCATGGAAATGACTGTAGCAATTAGCAAACCTGTTTCAACAACCGCATAAAAGTTATTGGTTATAAGTATTAGGTTATAGGTATAAAATTAAATATTTTTAATCTTTCCTCTTGCTATTTATCATTTAATCCCAAATTGCTATAGCAGTTTGGGATTTTTTTGCACCTAATATTTGACGGAATACGGAAAAACTCTAGTCTAAAACTTGCATATATAACTGATATTTCAATAATCTATAAATTGCACCTATGATAAAGGTTGGTTTAACAGGTGGGATTGGTAGTGGCAAGAGTACTGTCGCTAAAATATTCAGGACAATTGGTATTCCTGTAATTGATGCTGATATTGTAGCTTACAGGGTTGCCTGTACGTGTAAAGAAGACGATGCTCAAGACTTTGTATTTGCAAGGGCTGAAGATTTAGTTGATTCAATCCTAGTTAATACTGAAGCTGAAGAGTATCGTCTCTTCCTTACTGGTAAAGATAACTTTAGATATACAATATATCCTGAGTATAAAGCTCATAGACCAAAAGAAAAACCTTTCTGGCTACAAGCATGTCGGGAGTATTTAATTGCTACCTTCAATGCTGAGGTTATAGATGGGCAAGAAGCTGATGATGCTATGGGGATCAATCAAACAGAAGATACTATTATATGTTCTATTGATAAAGATTTGCTTATGATCCCTGGGCGTCATTATAACTTTGTTAAAGATGAGTACATGGAAATCTCTCCACAAAGAGCTATTAAGAACTTTTACATGCAATGCTTAACTGGGGATAGGTCTGACAATATTAAAGGTATTGAAAAGATTGGTCCTAAGAAAGCAGAAAAGATATTAGAAGGTTTAGTTACTGAACAAGATCTTTTTAATGCTGTAAGAGAAACCTATGGTAATGACGAAGAGTTTATAATGAATGGTCGTGTACTATGGATCAGACGTAAAGACAATGAAGACTGGAAGGATAAATTTAATGCCCTCGTTCAAGAGCAAGTTGGAGGAACAAGTCTGGGCAATACTGAGGAAAGAATTCCCCTCAGTTAAGTATGAGCCAGATAAGTTTAAATACATACAACCTGAGAAAGAACGGACTTACATTCCTGACTTTAAAACTGGGCGTAGAAATATTTACTTAGAAGCAAAAGGTAAGTTAGATTTAGATACAAGACAAAAGATGTTGTGGTTTCGGGACTCAAATCCTGGGATAACAGTTATCTTCTTGTTTATGAATCCTAACAATAAACTTAACAAACGTAGTAAGACTACCTATTCCAAATGGGCTGAAGACAATGGTTTCCTTTGGTTAGATTTTAGAAAGGATTGGTTAAATGATTATAAACAATTGTGTACAAAACAGTGATGGGTCTTTGGACTTTGATTTCCATGTAGATCCTAATGAGGCTTCATTCCTAATGGACTTAGCTATTAAAGAGTTAGTTAGACGTGGTGTCTTTAGTATTGCAACAGATGTAGCTCAACAAGAGTTAGATCTATTTAAAGAAGAAGGAGGACAAGTACAATGAGTAATGGAAACTCACCTGCTTTTCCCTGTCAGGATAACAACAAACAAATCTATACAGGTATGAACTTAAGAGACTACTTTGCTTTAGAGGCTTTGAATAGTTTACTTCGTGTAAAGAGCTATAAAGATATTAAGAAGTTTGCAGAGGAGTCTTATCACCTAGCTGATGCTATGCTTGATGAAAGACAAAACTACAAATGATTATTATATTAATTATGGCAGCTATATTACTACTATCATCATTCTCAAAAGGCTAAACTATGAGTAAAATATTATTGCTTGACATTGAAATGGCTCCTAACGTAGCCCACGTCTGGGGTATATGGGACCAAAACATTGGCATTAATCAGTTACAAGAATCATCTTACGTGATGTGCTACGCAGCTAAATGGTTAGGTAGTAAAGATATGATGTTTCAATCTGTAAAAAAAGCTGGTGAAAAGAAAATGCTAGAAGGTATTCATAAGCTCCTTGACGAAGCTGATGCTGTTATCCATTACAATGGTAAACGGTTTGATATACCTAGTCTTAATAAAGAGTTTTTATTGCATGGTATGTTCCCTCCAGCACCCTTTAAAGAGATTGATCTTCTTACTGTAGCTAGAGGTAAATTTAGATTTGTATCTAACAAACTAGACTATGTAGCACAACAGCTAGGCTTAGGTAAAAAGACTGCTCACAGTGGCCATGAACTATGGGTACAGTGTATGGCAGGTATCCCTAAAGCCTGGAAGACTATGGAAGAGTATAACAAGAACGATGTTATTCTTCTAGAGAAGGTCTATGAACGCTTTAAACCTTGGATTAAAAACCATCTTAACCGTACTTTAATAGATGATACTGGACTATGTTGTCCTACATGTGCTTCTAAATCTTTTCAGAAAAGAGGGTATAACCTTACTTCTACAGGCAAATACCAACGATATCAATGCCGTACGTGTGGTAACTGGTTTAGAGATGGTACAAATCTTAAAGAAAAAGGCTCTCCAAAGCTTGTCAATATCTAAAAAGGATGGTATAATAATAGCATGAGTAAATTTCCAGAACTAAAAAAAGCTATAACTAAACAAGTGGCAGGTACACATTACACTAAATATGTAATCCAACCTGTTGAGTTTATTACTAAAAATAATATCCCTTATATTGAGGGTAATATTATTAAATACATCTGTAGATGGAAAGACAAAGGTGGTATAGAAGACTTGGATAAAGTCATACACTATGTAGAACTATTAAAAGAACTTAAAACATAACATGACCTTAACATTGCAAGAAATCAAAGAAAGACTAGCGGAAGAGTATGATGAGATTACTCTTCTTGAGGTACTTAATATTAACTCATATGATCTAGTGGATGCTTTCTTTGAACGTATAGAAGAACGTTATGAATACTTTAACAAAGAATTATCAATGAATGGAGATAGAAATTAATGCAACTAACAGACTATCAACGATTCATTCATGCAAGCCGATATGCAAGATGGCTACCTGAAGAATACCGTAGAGAAACATGGAAAGAAACTGTAGATAGATACACTGGGTTTTTTACTAATAGATTCCCTGAAGTATTTCCTACAGAAGATGTAAATAAAGCAATACATAACTTAGATGTTATGCCTAGTATGAGATGTTTAATGGCAGCAGGGCCTGCTTTAGAACGAGATGAGATAGCTGGTTACAATTGTAGTTTTATAGCTATTGATTCACCTAAAGCATTTGATGAAGTAATGTACGTTTTAATGTGTGGTACTGGTGTTGGCTTTAGTGTAGAACGTCAGTTTACTAATAACTTACCTACAATAGCAGAGGAATTTTATGAAACCGATACAACAATTAGAGTTAAAGACTCAAGAATTGGGTGGGCTAGTGCATACCGTGAACTCATTAGCTTACTCTATTCAGGAAGACTTCCAAAATGGGATGTTAGCGGAGTTAGACCTGCAGGAGCTAGGCTTAAGACTTTCGGGGGTAGAGCAAGCGGCCCTAAGCCTCTCGAGGACTTGTTCGCATTTACGGTTCATACTTTTAAGAAAGCAGCAGGAAGGAAGCTTAACAGCTTAGAATGCCATGACATCGTATGTAAAGTTGCTGATATTGTTATTGTTGGGGGTGTGCGTAGGTCAGCTCTTATCAGCTTGTCAAACCTCACCGACGATAGAATGCGAAACGCAAAGAACGGAGCTTGGTGGGAATCTGATGTGCAACGTGCACTTGCCAATAACTCTGTTGCCTACACAGAAAAGCCAGATGTAGGGATTTTCTTAAAGGAATGGGGAACATTGTATGACTCGAAAAGTGGGGAAAGAGGTATATTTAATAGAGTTGCAGCTACAAAGAAAGCAAGCTCTAACGGAAGAAGAGATGTTGAAGGCTTTGACTATGGTACAAACCCTTGCGGAGAAATTATCCTGCGATCTAAAGGACTTTGCAATCTCAGTGAAATTGTCATCAGAGAGAATGATACCCTTGCTAGTCTTAAAGAAAAAGTCAGAGTCGCAACAATTATCGGGACATTTCAATCCACCCTTACAAACTTTAGATACTTAAGAAGTGACTGGCGTAAGAACCAAGAAGAAGAACGTTTACTTGGTGTAAGTATGACAGGTATCATGGATCATCCTGTGTTAAGTAAACCTACAGATGAAACTATTAAATGGTTAACGGAGCTAAGAGAACATGCAATTAACATCAATAAGGAGTGGGCTGAACGACTTGGTATTCCTGTGTCTGCTGCTATCACTACTGTTAAACCCTCAGGAACAGTTAGTCAGTTGGTGGGTTGTTCTAGTGGCATTCATCCTGCATATAGTCAATATTATATTAGGACTATACGGATGGATAATAAAGACCCGCTTACAGTGTTCTTTAAAGGAGCAGGTGTCCCGAATGAACCTGATGTAACTAAACCTAATGACATTACTATATTTAGTTTCCCACAAAAAGGAACTGAATCAGGTGTTACTCGTAATGAAACAAATGCAATTGATCAGTTAAAGCTTTATAGTGTATATCAAAAACATTGGACGGAACATAATCCATCTATTACTGTATACTATAAAGATGATGAATTCTTGAATATTGGAGCTTGGATTTATAACAACTTTAGTGATGTTTCAGGTGTGTCTCTACTCCCACACTCAGATCATGTGTATAAACAAGCACCATATCAAGAAATTACAAAGGAAGAATATGATTCTTTTGTAGCAAGTTTCCCATCTATTGATTGGGGTAACTTAAAAGAGGAAGAAGATACAACCACAGGTACTCAAGAACTTAGTTGTACTGCGGGTGCCTGTGATATTGTAGGAGTTCAATCATGATTAGTTGGCATTTAATACAGGGCTGTACCTTTGGACTAGAGCTAGTAGACGGCAATGTAATAGATTCAAGTAATACTGATTGGTTTATTGTAATAGATTTATTTATAGTTAGAGCAATAGTTAATTTTTAAAGGAGAAAGTATGAATTATACAACAGTGCAAATCAACAAAGTTGATAATGGTTTTTTAATGACAACAACCAAGCAAGTATTTGGTGAACAAAGACCAGAACAAAACAATCTGATCTTTAAGACTTTTGATGAAGTAATTGACTTCTTAAAACCTAAAGCAACAGTAGCAGCTATATAAATAATTAAGCCCCGATTAAGGGGCTTTTTTATTACTACTTATTCATTACGTACATTGTAACTTCAAAGCCAAATCTCATTTCAGTAGCAGCTGGTTTAGTCCACATAGTAATCTCCTATAAGTGCAGTACAATCTTATACTGTACATATATTATACTATACTATAGGACTTTTAACATCGGTAAAACCATGAATCTATACTACGTAGCTTGTGTTTGAGCTGTTAAGATACCATTAGTAAAAGTCATACTACCATTAGCACCAAGAGTAGTAAGTTTAGCTGTAGTAATAGTAGCTGTAATACCTGTATTCTGAGTAGCCATAGTACCTAACCCTAGGTTAGTTCTAGCAGTAGAAGCACTAGCTAAGTCTGATAAATTATTAGCACGATAGGCATAAGTTGTATCTGTACCCGTTGTAGAATAGGACGTAGTATTTTGGGCAGCCATAGTACCAAGGGTAGGAGTACCTGTTAATACTGAATAAGGTATAGTTGCTGATGCTGTAAAGGCACTTGTACCATTACCTTTTACATAACCAGTTAATGTAGTAGCACCAGTACCCCCGTTAGGTACACTAAAAGGTACTGAAGGTAAACTAACTACAGTAGTCCATTGTGCTGTAGTTAAATGATAATACTGCCCTGGAATACCACCTTGTATATCCTGTAAAGCATTATGTTGACGAGTCTGTATATCTCTAAGATTAGACCCAGTAAAGTTAAGACTAGTCCAAGCAATAGCTGCTTGTTGAACAAGAGTTTGAGAAACAGCATAAAACCAATCACGCCAGACAAAGACATCAGTAATTGGGTTGTTAGGTATTGGAGGTAACTGAGTAGCCATTATTTAGTTATACTCTCTATAGCATCTTGCATGTCAGCTTCAAATCTACCTGATCTATTCATACCACCTCGTTCACGTTTATACTTATTCTTTTCACGTTTAACAACAGTATCTTCAGGAGGTGATTCAATGTCTGCTTGACGAGCAAACCATTCAGGCCAGCCACCTTCTTCAGTTTGTTGAGCTTTCTCTGCTTGACCAACAAGAGGCATTTGAGTAAGAACATAGTTACTAATGTCAAAGGCAATCTTAGCAGCACTATCTTCTGGGTGATAGATAGGTTGACCATTGTAAAGTTTACGATCAGCAATCAATTGTGCACCTGATAGTAAAGCAGGGTTGAATGTAAAGATAGAACTAATAACTGCCATTGGATCTTTCTCACCATTAGCTATACCTTCCATAGCATGCCATACGTGGAAAGGACCTGCTCTACGTTGTTTAGCATCAGGGTTACCTGTTAAAGCTTGAGCAACCATATCTTGTAGTGGATATAAGAAAGCAATAGCCACAGCAATAGCAGCAGCAGTATCTACACCTTTATAAAAGTTTTTTAATCCAGTTTTACCATGACGAATAGCAGCTACGTCTTTAGCAGTTTCAACTAAAGATTTCATCATACCATAGTGGTATCTACTAAACACTGTTATATTAGGATTCTGTAAAGTTTCAGATAAACGTCTAGACATGTCAGCACCTAAGACACCCTCTCCTACACGCTCTCCAATACGATAAGAAGGCATGTGTCGTTCTGTTTCAGCAATAGCTTCTTTCATAGTCTTACCATAACCCATGTGTTCTTTAATCTGTTGTAGATACATAGCATCACGAACAGTCCACATAGCTATACTAGATTTCTTAGATAAGCCATCATATAGTTTACCTAATGATATACCAGACTCTTTAGCTAATTGAGCAGCCTCAGGAGTCTTTATAAACTCTCTATTAGCTTTTAAGAATAAAGAATCAGCTAGTGCAGAACTTCTTACTTCAGCAGCAAGAAGAG